TGTATACTGTAGTATACAAAAGCCCTATAGGATAAAACCTGTAGGGCTTTTTTTGGTTAGTAGGTACGTGCTTGTTTGCTCTTTTTTACTGTCATGTATTTAGCTTTATTTTCTTCAATCATTTTATCTATTATAGCTTCTGCTTCTTTATAACTGTCTGCTTTAATAGATGACCCTAAGTTGTTATTATAAATATCCATAGGTCTTCCTACATTATCTATATCTAAGTACTCTCTCATGTTAGATGCTTTAAGGGTTAACTCTGGACGTTTAGTTCTCTGACTTATAAAACCTAACGCAAGATGTCTAGCAGCATCCCCGCGACCATCGTATTGTTCTTCTTTTGGAAACCGTTTGTCTTGGCTTTTTGCCCAAGCTATGTCTTCCTTTGATAACCCAACAGCTTGTGCAATTAAAGTTTGAGGGTTTAATTCTAGCTTCTTATACTCAGCCGCAATCATTTTAAGGAACGCTTTGCTTCTTGCCTTTGTATCTACAGCCATAACTTAGTACCCCATCCTTTTTTCTCTACGTCTTTTTTCTCTACGCTCATTAGTTTTCTCTGCTCCACCACCAACCCAGTTGTAAAGGAAAGGGCCAACTAAAGGTACTGCTTTCATAGCAGGCTCAATTTTAGGATCATCTTTTGGCAACTCCATGCCTAAAGTAAGTGCTGCCTCAAAGATAGGAGTAGCAGGTGCTAGAAGATTAAATGCTGCTTCCTTAAACTTGCCTTGCTTGAGATACTTATCATACGTATACTCGTTGAAACCAAAAACACCCATTAGCCCCCATAAAGCTTTATCAGGTATGTCTTCTGGTTTAACTTCTCTTCCTAGTATAAAGTCTTTTGTAACACTAATGCCTGTTTGAGATGCTGAGATATAAGAAGCTAGTAAAGCTGCGTTCTTAACAGCCTCTACTTTTTCACCACGATTCCACTGTTGTATAACCTCTCTACGTACAATGTCATACTGTTTTAATGTAAAAGACTTGAGCATGTATAACAGTCTACCGCCTTTGAAGTTAAGGTATCCTTCAGGCATCTCCATAAGAGAGACAGGCTGTACGTCTGACAACTCATTAAAAGCATAGAACTTTACGTTGTCCGTTATTTCTCCAGACTTTAGGTCTGCAACTAAAGACTCTAACTCATCACCATAAAGCTTGCCTGCTTTTTTACGAAAGGCTGCTTCACCTTTAGGAGACTTGACCATTTGTTGTGCTTTTTTAAACGCAGCATTCATAAAGGTTTCTTTACCTAGCCGATCAGTATACTTAAAAAGAGAAAGGCTCATTAATTTGTTAAGTGCTTTTGCTGTTACACGGGGATCATTAGTAGCGAGTTCTTTAGTAAGTACGTCATCTAAACCTACATCAATAAGCTTTAACTGTTTAGTTCCAAACATAGAACCAATAGAGTTCCTAAAACCTTTAAGAGAAGAAGCAAGACCTACATCTGCTAACTGAGTGATAGCTGATATAGGGTTAGCAATTGTACCCATGTATCCTAAGTTTCTAACATTGGATGTAATGTCACCCATTGCCTGCTCACCACCTATAAACCTAGCCTTGAGTAATTCAACCAGTTCTTGTTGTTGTTCTTTAGTAATGTCCCCATCTTTCATAGCTTTTTGAACTACTGCACCTATAGAAGTATCTGTATCAAAACCACCTAACTTATCTTGAACAACTGTCCGACCAAAAAACTTACGAGTTTCTATATCGTTTATCGAGTTACGTATGTACATAGACAGTGCTTCTTCTGGGTCAGCATAGAACTGAACTTGCTCATCCGTCAAAGACTCAAACTGTCGTTGCTTAACATTAGGTGGCTTCCATCCGTCTGTTGTTTGACGATAGCCACGCATTAACAAGTCAATAACTTTAGACTTCTCATCACCACTTAACAAGTTAGCTACAGTTCCTTTTCTTTTTGCATAGGATTCTAAAGCTTCTTCTATCTGACCTGTTTTAACTTTACCCCAACTTGCACTAAAGGTATCATAGTCCTTGACTAATCGTGGAAAATAGTTATCTACTTCTGTAAAGGTATGCCCTGCTTTACGTAAGTCTTCACCCATTTTTTTAAGCAAAGGTTGTATTACATCTACAAACTCAGTAGCCATCTCAGGGGCAACAGATCGCATAATACCTATAGCAGCTTTAAAATCCCCATTGCTTAAAGTTTTGTTAAGCTTTACTTTAATATTAGAGTCCATATCTTTAAGATGCTTGAGGAAAGGTTCTGCTTTTTTTGAAGCTTTTGATGTGTTAACAGCAGCATCGTATTCAAACCTACGCATTCTACCCTTAATAGATTCAGAAATATTCCCAATCCTAGTAGACAAAATGCCTAGGTACTTGTCTAGCCTTGGGCTGTATAACCTAGAGACAGCACTGTCCTTTGTAATTGCTTCATTAACAGCTTTCTCTGCGCTGCTTGAATCAGCATGTACCACAAGTTTAACACCAGAACGAGTAGACGCTGCGTTAATAGAGCTAGGGTCAATGCCTTGGTTTATAAAGACAGAAGCAAGATCATCTGAAGTACCACCTATTGCCATGTGCTGATCAATAGCAGCCTGTGCTTTAAGCATTACATTCTTAGCACCCTTGTCTGAAACAATTTTACTAAGTTTACTTACACCTGCGCCTACTAATGGAGTTAAAACAGCACCTGCTCCCGTAGAAATAGCAGCTTTTTTATAGTCTATTTCTCCTGATCTAGTTACAGAGTCAGCAAGAACACTAGAACCACCTCCTAAAAGTGCGCCAATGCCTGCCATTGCTGTTTTAGTTTGACCAACAGGAGCCAAGGTTGATACGTCAGCCAAAAATCCTGTTACATTACCCGCAGTCCTGTAACCAGAGTCTTCATTTGGTTGCATGTATTGACCATAAATTTCTTGTAGTTTTCTTTCTTTAGTTGCAACAATCATTTCTCTACGTTGAGCAACAGTAGCGTCTGAGAAACCTTCACCGTGTATATCATCTGGAGAAGAATAGCTTGCCATGCTCGAAGGCAAAGCTATTAAATCTTTAAAGTTGGTGACAGTAAAATCAAACTTTACTTCTCCAATAGGAACCCTAGCTTCTAACCACTGTGCTGCGTCTGCTATTATCCCGTTCTGCTCATCGTAGCCATACTTAAACTGAACCCAATTGTTATTTTCTTCTGTTCTCTGTAACTTATTGTCTACTATTATATCCCCGCTAACAGCATTTAACTGACGTAAATTAAAAGAGTTACGTATCATTTCTTCTGTAAGCACCTCACCTTTTGGCATAGCGTTTACTTTTTCAGAAAACACTCTTTTAAGTTTACCGTCAACAACACGATCACCAGAAAGCGCACCTAAACGTCTAAGATTAGGAGATGAATTAATTTGTTTAAGTGTTAGTGTTTCGCTTCTGTCTTCTTCTACTGGAGTTTCAGGTACAGTTTCTGTAGTTTTACTTTGCTTTACTAAAGCATCAGCCCTAGGGTTAGTACCTTTTGATGTGGGTTTTTCTGTTGTTGTAATTTCCCTGACACTTCTAGGGTTAGGGTTGGAGTTACGACTAGGAATAGAATTACTTTCTAAATCTTCAAGATCACTAGACTCAGCAGGTAATGCTTGTACGTTATACTCAGGCATTAAACTTCCAAGATACTGCTCAACCGCAGGATCATTACGAGAAGCCAGAATTGCATCTCCATAATCTTTAGGCAAAAGAATTCCAGAGGTAACAGCTTTCTTTACTTTATTTAAGAGAGTTTCAGTAAAATCAATATCCATCAGTTACCCCTCGTCAACTACAGTAACAGTACTATGATTATCTGTACCACTTGGAACATCTTCTCCCTCCTCATTGTTTATTATAATTGGTTTAGGTGTTAGTCCTAACCGTTGTGCTATAACAACATTTAATGCTCCTTCTCTCCCAAGAGAAGGGTTATTTGTGTAAAGATTTTCAGCTTCTAGTTCAATCCTAAACTTTTCATCTGCGTTAATATTAAAACCAAATATTACTCCTGCTTCTTTTACACCTACTTGAGCTAATTTTTTATCATCTATTCTTTTCCAATGGGAATCATATTCGTCTCTTTCGTTGTCAGTTAAATTAGATACTTTTTGTACTTTTGTTTTTAAAAGTGCTGTTTCTGCTTTTGCTATATCACCGTTTGTTTCTAGATGGGAAACAACATCTAACCTGCCCATATCCCTAGCTCTTTTTATCAAGGCTTCACGTGTATCTTTCTCTTGCTGTACTTTAGCTTGTGATGCCTGTATATCTGCGGCTCCAGATATTTGACCCTCGTTTAACAAAGCTTGCTGAACTGCGTTAGGGTCTGTTAAATCAAGATCTGAGTAATCAGGTAAACTTTTAGCAGCTATTGCACTAGCTATTAAAGAACCTGCTTGCGCTTGCGTAATAGCATTAACAGCATAAGCGTCAGATTGTTCAGTCAAACCTAGGCCATTTAACTGAGAAATTGTATCTAATCTTGTATTTTCTAACTTAAGAGCTTTAGCTTGTTTGTCTTGTTCTTTTTCTAGTGTGTTCGCTACCCTAGCTGCTGATACTCTGTCGCCTGTAATAGTATAATACTTAATAAGTTTCTCAGCATCTGCGGGTATTTTAGGATTAAGACTTGCTACTTTAGCTTCTACGTCTAACATTTTCTCACTGTCAGACTTTTGACCCATCATCCCACGCATGCCTGACTGCATAGTGTTTACGTTCTGTGCGCCCATAGCCATGTACTGTTGATCAGGAGTCAGGTTAGAATCCATAGGGTTTATACGGTTCCCTGAAATCCCTGTTAACAGACCTGCTAAATCATTTTGTGCCATGTTAATTATCCTTGTCTGTTTTTATTTATGATAAAAGGTCTATAAGCTTATCTAGTTTGCTTGATGCTTGGGAATCTGTACCTGTAGCAGTACTTAACATGCCTGTTAGCAACTGCTGACGTAAACGGTTAGCCAAGTCTTCACCTTGCATCATAGATTCAGAACCTGTTTGACCAAGCTGTGATTGTAGTTCTGCACCACGCTGTTGACCACGTTGAGCCAACTCACCAGATTGTAGACCGGAACCAAACATGCTAAGAGCTTGTTGTTGTGGGTTGTAACCTGCGTTCATCATGTTTTGCATAAGCTGTAGGTCTTGACCTTGTAGCTGTCCTTGTAACATTGAAGCTTGATTACCAAAGTTAAACATTCCTTGACCTAGATCAAAGTTACCTTGTTGTAAACCCTGTTGAAAACCTGCTGCACCTTGGTCAGCCCCTTGTAAATCTATTAGGTTCTGTAACTGCTGTTGATTCATCTGGTTGCTAGCTTGTGTACCTGTCATGCCTAAGTTAGCAAGAGTATTACCACGGCTTATTCCCGCTGTTTCTAAACCTGAACCAACTTGAGCCAAGTCAGAAGTCATACCTGTTAGAGACTGTGCATTCTGCATAGCCTGCTGTTGTTCAGCCATAGACTGTTGACGAGCCATAAGAGAAGCTGAGTTACCTGCTTCAGCTTGTGCTTTAGCCATAGCTAGCTGCTCTGGAGTGCCTCCGTAAGCGTCCGTAGAGATGCCTAAACGACCTTGACCCAGTAGTCTCTCCTCTAGCGCAAGGTTCTGTCGCTCTTCTTCAGGACGTTGTGTAGCCCTTATAGACTCATAGATGTCAGCTTGTCTATCTTGTGGAGACATCATCAGACCTTGGCCTGCTTGCTGTGCTAGCTGTCCGTACTGTGATCGTAAACCTTGAAGATCAGAAGGCTGTCCTGCTGACCCTAGCTGTCCTAATGCTCCACTTAGTCCTGCCTGTGTAATCCCCTCCATGCCCGTAGGCTGTCCGTACTCTGATTGTTGTTGTCCAAACAAACCACCCATTGCCCCGCGTTGTGCAGCAACAGAAGGATCAAACTGTCCTGATCTGCCAAGGAAGTTTTGAGCTTGACCATAGGCTTGGTTGCCCATCTGTCCTACCATCGGATTGTACTGACCACCTAAGTTACCCGCTAGTTGACCTGCACTACCAAAGAGTGTGTTCTGTAAACCTAGTTGTTGTGGGGAAAGGTTAACATCTAAACCACCAGTAGGTGTTGATTGTACATTAGCAAGTTTAGAAGTAACACCAAAAGGTTTAAAGCGAGTATCATCAAAAGCTTTTTGACCTAGAGCAGTCATCTGGTCATAGCCTAACTTACCTGCTTCCTTTGCTGCCTTCTCGCCTTCTCTACTTATTCCATAGGCTGCTGCCATTGACGCAGCATCACTAAAGTCTTTGCCTAATATATTACCAAAAATATCATCAAATAGTGACATTAGTATGCTCCTCCAGTTATTGTATCAGCCGTTAGAGTACCTGATATGTTCACAGTGACGGCTGTGGTAGTCCCTGTTAAAGCAGCGTTAGCAGTGTTAGCTTTAGTAGCACTGGCTACAGCTATGTTATTAAACTCTGTGTCTATCTCTGTTCCTTTGACAATCTTAGCAGCATTACCTGAACTGAGAGCATCCTTAGTGGCAAAGTTAGTGGTCTTTGTATAGTTGGACATTAGATGAGTCTCCCTAGTATTGCGTGTATGTCAATTTTTTGAATAGAAAAAGCTGAGTCATTTATTTCAGTCTCAAGACCAATGGTAACTACTTCACCGTTACCGCTAGTGTTAACTTTTGGTGTGTTGATAATAGCCGAAGCTGTATACTCAGCAGTTGTGTTGTACTCAGAAACACCATACTCAGCAGCGTTGACTGAGCCAGTTAAGTTAAACACCTGCTTAGTAAAGTCAGTGGTGTAGTCATAGCCCCAATTTAATGTAGAGCTAGTGTTCTGACCACCAATAATAGTAATGTTAAACTTCTTCAGGAACTTTAGGTTAGAGGCGTTACCAAAGTCCATAGGGTTACTAAAGTAACGCATCTGGTATTTAGCTGCACCGTCTAGGTAGCCGTTATACTTAACAATACCTGAAGAAATACCAAAGTATATGTCACCTGTTTCCGTAGTAGCCAATGCTAAAGGGTTTAGACCTGACCAAGTAGTTACTCTTTGTGACCCATCTTGCAAAGGCGACCGCATGTCAAAGCAGTACGTCACATCGCTGCTAGGGAAAGTCAACAAGTAGAAGGCTTCATTAGCACTGTACAAAGACTTGATAGCGTTAGACTGTAGTGGTATAAGAGAGGTAAGGTCAGTACGCACATTCTTACTGATGTCACGCATAGGCATAGACTTCTCTTGGATAGTCCTGCTAAAGCTACGTACACCTGAGTCAGACAGGAACAAGATGTCAGTACCTGTGTGTTGCACTGAGTCTCTTGCTACGCAACCTACGCCCTCTACTGTGTCAGCTAAGACCATCGTTGCGGGAACAGAAGCACCTGAGTATATAACAATAGACTTCTTACCAAAGATTACTAGGAAGTTGTTGTGTGCAGCTAGAGACACTACCTCATCGTTACCTGTAGGCCATACTGTTGTGAGGTTTAAGTTACCTGATGTGCCGCCTGTCCACTTAGAACCGTCAAGAGTGTCACTCCAGTACACAGTGTGCTTGTTGCCTACAACGTCTGTAATCCACAGCTTACCAAAGGCAGCAAGGACTTCGTTGCCCTGTGGTACAGTACCTGAGTATCCTGTGTGAGCAGTGATAGCCTCCATTACAAAGGAGCCTGAATCGTCTGTAGCAATCAAGGGTACATGACCAGACTGAACCATGTAGAGGTGGTTGTTAAAAGTAGCACACTTCCAGTTGTTCCCAGAAGGAGAGTATCCGTTAGGAGTGATGTCAACCAGTGTACTAGTGCCTTTGAATATCTTGTTGTTACCCGCAGATATGACAACCTTGCTACCGCTAGTGTCCACAAACTCAAAGACTGTCTCTATGCCACGACTGCTACCTAGTACAGCAGCACCGTTACCTGACACAGCGTCCCAACCTTTACGTGCGCCTATGCGTCCTAACTTATCTATAACACAGTTGTCAGCTACGGAGGAAAACGAAGGATCACCACCAATGGGTGACTCTTGTGTATTTAGCCCCATAAATCCCGGAGCCGCTACTGTAATGTTCTGTAGTTGTTGAGCCATTTAAGAATACCAGATAGTTTCTTCAGGGTGTTGAGCAGCATCAAAGGCAATAGCATCAGCTAGCGTCCTATCAGCAAGAGCAAACAGTTCAGCAGCACTTGTACCGCCTGTCTCTCCACGCTCTCTAGCGCCTAGTGCAGTGGCTAGTTGAATGACAGGAGAAGTAGGTACAAAGACTTTAGTATCGTCTTCAGTAAAGTCAGCAGTACGCAACACAACATTAAAGCGTACCTGATACACACCGTCAGGTTTAGGATACAAGTCAACACCGTTGTCTCCATTGCCGTCCACACCGTTAAAGCTGTAGAACTGAGGAACACCTGTAGGTGCATCATCAATCAGGAAAGCATTGTTCATCCAGTGTGAGGTACGGTACTGCATAAAGAAGTTAGACGTATCGTTAGCAACATCCAGTATCTTCATACGATTACCTGAACCAATCAATGTGTAGTTAAAAGCTGTTGACTGTGTGGTAACAGTGAGTGTATTACGCAAGGCTGTCCAATCATACGCATCCTCAACAGTTCTTTTAGAGTCGT